TCACTAACTCATATAGCAAAAAATGGTAAAGATTTATGCCCATTTTGTAAATCTATTATAAATTTAGAAAATAATAATCAATTCTCTACAATAAAAGAAATATTTATAATTTTAATGTATTCTTTAATATTTTTTATTCCTTTAAAGTTTTTAATTAACTTAAATTTTTCTTCTTCTATAGGTTTTTGTCTTATTATTGGATTTATAGTTGGTTTATTAAATTCTATTAATAAGAATATTATATCTATTAATAAGGAAAATAAATGAAAAAATTTAGATTAAATGATCCTCCTTTTATTGTTACAAATGAGGAACAAATTAAGAAAATTAGAGCCAATATAGAAAAGCCGGCTAAAAAGCCAGAAGATTTTAAGTATATTTGGGACGATCCTAATTGGATAGCATTACAAAATAAAAATTAAATATTTTCTAATTTTTCTTTTAATCTATCTTTAAATGAAGTTAATGATAATGGAGATTTAACTTTATCTGTATAAACATTTTCATCCCAATATTGCATAGCATTAACAAACCACATAACATCATCAATACTAATAGGTGTATAATGATGATAATCAGTACCTAAATCAAAACCATTTCTTTTTGCAAAAGCTCTACCGATGAATATGACCAAATAAAGTAATAAATTCTTTATCTTTATAATATTCTTTAGCTATATCATAAAATTCTGTTACTGGTTCATGACAAATAAAGAAATTAATATCTTTACCTTCTTTATTTTTATTATTTAAGTAAAAACCTTTATCTTCAACAAATACATCATCAAATTTAGATATTATATTATGAAATTTATCTAATTCTTTTCTTTCATAATTACCAGTAACAATAATTAATTTTTTATAATTTAAGTTATTTAATATTTCTTCTAATGAATCTAAATCTCCTATATCTCCGAGCATGAATAACTGTATCTTTTATAGTAACAGTTTTATTCCAATTTGAAATCATAGTTAAATCCATTTCTTTAACACTAATAAATGGCCTTTTAGATAATTCTAATGTTCTTTCTTGACTAAAATGAGTATCAGAAGTAAAAAATGTATCCGGTTTACCGAGAATTAAATTTTAATTTTTTTAATGCGGCATTTAATGTTGTTTCTAAAGTTTTATAATATGGAATATTTAAAGAATCCATACGTTTTTTAAGATAATCATTTTTAATTGCTTTATCAGGCATACCAACAACTATTCCCGCTTTTTGAAACCATTCTCCAAATTCAATATTAGTAGTAAAAGCCGGATGTTCTTCACTTCTATCAATCCAAAAAACGATACAAGAAGCTTTAGACATAGCCTCATGTTCCCAATCAGTTTGTTGATGTAATGCATCTCCTTTTAATTTTTGATAATTTTTATTTGTTGGAGTTATTACTACTCCATTAAATCCTTTTTTATTTAAATAATCAAAAGCATCAAATCTCCAATCATCTTTATAATCTTTTCTTGGGCAAGGACCGAGCTAAAAATATAGCATCTTTAACATTATTTAATTTAGTTAACTCTTTTGAATTATCTTCTACCGGTTCTATTAACTTAAATGAATATTCCATTATTTCCTCTACTTTTATATTATATAATCTATTTATAAGACATTTAAGTAACCGGGTTTATGCCGGATTTACTTTTAAAAATATTTAATAAAGATATATAAAGACTAAAAAGGATACTCTTAAGAGTATCCTTTTATTATTTTATTTAAACTTTTTCATTCATTGCTTTACGTAAACCAGCCATTATATTAGAATATGCCGATTTAAGAGCTTTTTCTGGATTAGAAACTCCTGGTTCATATAACCAAGCTTCTATATAAGTTTTATCGATTTTTAATTTATTGGCTAACATATCAATATCTTCTTCAGATTTAATTGCGTTAGGATCTATATCAATCATTTTATTAATTTTATGATTTTTAAGAGCATAACATTTAGCAAATGAATCAAGATTAACATTAGCATATTCAGCTACCAGATTCGCATTAGCTAAACCATTATATAAAAGGCTATATATATTACCTTTGGTATATTGAGCATCGCCATAAATAGCAGTTATGTCAGAGAATTTACGCCAATATTGATTTTTTTCAAATTTAGGAGAATTTTCCCAATATCCATCAGAGATTTGACCACAATAATCATCATAAAAATACGCTGCCCAAGGATCTTCAAATCCTACTGAATAGTTTTCTGAACCAAACCCTTTATTAAATATATCACCTTTTTTGAATCTATTTTCAGTATCTTCTTCACGAACTTTACGCCAAGAAGATTCAAATTGAGAACCAAATTTAACTTTTTTAGCCGGTTCTATTTTTGAACCTAATTCTTTAGCTTTTTTAGCAAAAATTTGAGCTATATCTGAATCGATACCTAATATATCAACTGCAGCATTATACCTAGCTTCTACTTTTTCTAAACTTGTTATTTTATCAGCCATATTTTTAGCTAATTGGTTTTCTTTATTTTTATCACCTTTTGCTTTAGTAATAATATCATTTATACGCATATCATCTTTAGCGGCTTCAGCTAAATATTTTTCAGAATGGTAATTTAAATAAGCATTGGCTTCTTTAATTAAATCTAATTGCATTATAATTTCTCCTTTTTATTAAATTAATATGTTGTAATACTTTCGTTGTTATTTTTAGCATAAGCCTCTATCATTTCATCAGTTGTATCTACTAATTGATAATAATTAGGGTCAAAACTACCTTTTTGAGTTTCATCTGTTGATTGATTTAATGCTTTTTCTAATGCTTTTCCATTTCTAGGATTAGTATTAATTTTATGATTATATGACCAACCAGAATCTAATGTATAACTAAAATCTTTTTTTAATTGCTCTAATGTACCAGTACTAAAACTATCTTTCCCTTTTCTAGTTTTTTTAATAGTAATTAATTTAGTATCACTAATTTTTTCTGTTATATAGTTATTTGAATGGTAATTTAAATAGGCATTTGCTTCTTTAATTAAATTTAATTCCATAAATTCTCCTAAGACAATATAATATGTTTATTTATTATATTTATTAAAAATTATTTAAAAGGAGAAAAATAAAAAATGGATACTTCTTGTGCTAGATTTTTATCTTTAATTAAACCTAATCAGGCATTTATTGATAATTTTAAAAAATATACATTATATCCAGATGTTGAACCTAATTGTGGATATGATATTAATCATGTAGAAGATTATAGAGAATTTATAATTGAATTAGCTTTAACTTATGATTATCAATTATTGTTTAAAAGAACTAAATCAGGTGTTGAATATATCATTATGGACGATTATGATTTTAGGCAACATTAAAAATATCTAAAATAAAGCCTTATAAATATAGTAATTGAATTTAGTATAATTTGAGGTATTTTAATGGCTAATTGGAAAGATGAAGGGTATATTCCTTCTGAACATGGTTATAATAAAACCGATGGAATATATCCAAGTAATTATTTTTATGCTAATACATTAAAAAATGCTATGGTTTCTTTTCGGAGCATTTTTTAATCAATTTTTTATTGTTAGATATAATAAAGAAGGATATCCAGTAAAAAATATACCTATTAGTATAAAATTTGGTCCTAGAAGTAAAACCTTTGATTTTAAGAAAGAACAAGAGGCTAATAAAAAATATTATATAGAATTACCTAATTTTACCTGGAATATTACTGGAATAGCATATGATCCAAATAGAGCTGAAGGATTAACTACAACTAGAACTTTTTATAATTCAATAACTAATATTTTAGGAGATCAAATCGATCAATTTTGGGAAGATGTAAACCCTGTTCCATATAATGTTAATATAACTACGGAATTAAATGTTGAAGAAATGGATGATGCTTGCCAAGTTATTGAGCAAATTTGTTCTAGATTTTCTCCTGAAAATTATTTACAAGTTCAAGAATTTTGGTTTTTTAAAGGATTAAGAAGGTCATTAAAATTAAAATTAGATTCTAAAAGTCATGAAATTACCGAAGTAATGGGTGAACAAGAAAAAAGAGAAATTAAAGTAACATTTTCTTTTTCATTAGAAATGTTTTTTTATAAACCTGTACAAAATGCTAATGTTATCAAAATTATTGAAGCCAGAATACTTGACGGTAATATTACTTCAACGGATTTAGAAATTATTGATAAAAATAAATTTTTAGATATTAAAACTGTTGCTTCATTTATTCCTCATTCAGAAGAATATATTGAAACTTCAACTAGTGGTAACGTTCTTTCTGGACAAATACCATATAATAATGAATATTCAACTAATTCAGTTTCTTCATTTGATTATGTAGTATATCAAAAGGAAAAAGAGTAAAATGCGGGTGTACAAATTGTTTGCATAGTTGGGATAAACCTGAAGAAATAGTAATTCGGTCGGGCATTATTATACTCAAATTCCAAATAGTTGTTGTCCTAAAAAAATAGAAATAAAAAGTGTATCTAATAAAACCGTATTTTATCTTATAAATGGTAAAGAACATAGTATGGATAAAAAAGATTTTTTACTATATAGTTATAGAGATAGAATGGATTTAATTTAAAAATAATAGTATTAAATATAGAAAGAAAAGCGAATTAATCATGTTAAAAAGTGAGGTTTAATAAAAATGGCAGGAGAATTTGATAAATTGAATGATAGTTTAGATATAGATTTTGAAGAAGCAACTTTGCAAGTTGAAGATAATATAAATAAAAAAAATGAAATAGCTGAAAAAGTTCAAGCTATGATTTTATCTAGTGCCGAACCAAATAATCAAAAATATACTTTAGAAGATAAAGAATATATAAAATTTGAATTACAAAGTTTAATAGAAAATAACAAAAGAGTAATGATGACTTTACAGGCCGAACTTAAGATTGGAGCTCCTCCTCGTACATATGAAACTTATGCGGTTTTATCAAATTCTACAGTTTCTATAATAAAAGAATTAATGCTATTAAATAAACAATTAACTAATTATCAAGTAATTGAATCTCAAGAAAATACTAAAAAAGAATTAACATTAAAGAGTATTGATGCAAGATTAAAAGCTTCAAAAACAGTACAAAATGCCGATTCAATTACTAATGTTCAAAATAATGTTATGATGCTTGATTATAAAGAAATGAGTAAAATTTTACAAGAAGCAAAAACAAAATCATTATTAAATGATGTTGATGCTACATTCGATTTAAGAGGTAATTAATATATGTCATTTATTTTATTTTATAATTGTCAACCGAGAATGCGTGAAAAAATATTTGAATCTAGCTTCAAATTATTAAATAAAAATTGTTTTGATGAAAAAATTAAAAAAAGAGAACATGAATTATTTGATTTAATTATCAAATTAATAGATGAGTATGAATGTGATGATCTAGTAGAATTATTACAAAGAAATGATGCAAAAAATGCTCGTTATTATTTTAGTAAATTAACTGGCTATCCAGTTACTTATTCAAATAGAAAAGAATTAGAAACTAATATTGAAGAAGTATTGGGTATTCAACAAAGAATAGCTTTAATGTCTAATTTTACTGGTATTAAATAAGATAAGGAGAGATTGTATGAATGAAGATTTTAAAAAATACCTTTCAGAAAAAATTAATTTAAAAGAATTTAAATTACCTAAATTTGAATATAATACTGAAATTAAATTAGTATTAGAAGCTGATGAAGAAACTACGGCAGATGAGCCTCCTTCTAAAGATACAGACACTTCATCTGAAGATTTAAATTCGCCAGACGATTTAGATTCTAATAGTGGAGGAGGAGATTTATTTGGTAATGAAGATTTTGGAAAAGAATCATCTAATAATGATAATGATAATGATAATACAGAAAAAACTTCAGAAGTAGAAGAAGAAGATAAACATGAAGATGATCCCGAATTTTCTGCTGGTTCAACAGATGGTACAGATATAACTATTACAGATAAAGCACCTTCTTCAGTTTTAATTAATTTTGATAATATTAATACTGCTTTAGATGATTATGCTAAAATAGCTCAAAATGATACATTAATAACTACCATCGCAGAATTAAAAAATGTAAATAATTGGTTATCAAAAGGTAAAAAATTATTAATGGATGATGTTAAATTCAGTGATCCTAAAATGCTTAAAGTGGCATTAAAATATATAAAAAGTAAAATTAAGTTAAATGATTTTAATTATTTTCAAAAAAAGATTAAAGAACCTTTAAATGTAGATATGGCAAAACAAAAGGAAGAAATAGCTAAAAATACAACAAATAAAAATTCAAATGTAGATAATTTAATAGCAGTATCTTCTATTTAAGGAAAAATAAATGGGATTAAGAAGTATATATTCAACATCATTATATAAAAATTCTATACCAGTTTTAGAAAGTCTATTTAGGTTAGATTTTAGTTGTGATGGTTCTTCAGAAAATGACCGTATACTTTCATTTATGGCCCAAAATGCTACTTGGCCTCCAAAAGAAGCAGAACAAATTCAAACCTTTTATGCCGGATTAACTGCCTATCATAAAGGAAAAGTAACAATTCGGCGGTCAATTATCTTTTACCTTTTTTGAAAATGAATCATTAGTAGTAGATAAAAAGTTAAATAAATTATTTAATAAAATATTTAATAATGATTCTATAAATGGAGATTCGGCCTATTCTACAATATTTGATAAAGATATTAATATTACATTAAATGTTTTATCACAAACTTCTGAAGTAGAATCTTTAAATGATCCAGATGCTTATAAAATATTAAAAAAAATAATTTTCCATAATGTTTGGTTAGTAAAAACTGAACCGGTAGAATTTAAATATGAAGGTACCGGTATAATTTTTAGAAATGCTATTTTTGTATACGATTTTATAGAAGAGGAATAAAAATGAATTTATCTATTTATACTACAAAATTACATAATGAAGTAGATGTAGCTAAACAACATCTATTCTTCGTAGAATTTTTTGGATTTCATTCTTCAAATATTTATGAATTTAAGGATATATCTTTATATGTTCGTTCAGCCAAATATCCTCCAGTTACTACTACTACGGCAGAAACTTATTTCTTTGGGCAAAGAAAAACATTTGTTACTAAAGTAACATATAGTGGTATATTAGAATTAAATTTTGATGAATTTCAAAATAATATAATTTCTGATTTTTTAGAATATGAATCTTTTTCTAATTATAAAATATTTGAAGATGGAACAGTTCATCAAAATCTAAATAATTCAAAAGAAACTTCAATAATTGTATTAAGTTTATTAACTGATGGTCGGAGAAATAACTAAAAAATATTATTTTTTTGGAGCTCAATTATCCGATACTCCTTCATCTGAATTAAGTTATGATAATGACGGTAAAATTATAAGATCTGCTTCATTTTCTTATGATTATTTTATAGCTGAATCTCAATTAACTTCTAGCGATACATATAAAAATGTAATTAAGAATATTAAATTAACATAAAGGAAATTATGTCAGAAGATTTAAATAAATCATTATCAATAAATAATACAATTGATCAATATTTGGCTAATTATCCGGATAAATTTTCTGAAGATACCACTTGGTGGGAAAATGAAAGTAATTCTGAAGAAACTTCTGAAAATTCAGAAGAAACCGACCCTGAATTTCCATCTGATGAATTTGAAAAGTTATTAATTACTCCAAATGAATATTATTCAAATTTAACAGGAGAAATTTCTAATAATTTAACTACTTATACTAGTAATGCAGAAATTCCATCTTCGGAAACTATCATTGAATCCAAAAAACCTATATATTTTTGGGTTCCAACTTTACGTAATTGGTGTCGTTACTATTCATGTAAAGATTATAGAGTTGAAAATTTTTATAATAATCCATTTGCAAATTCATTTATTTATTTAGCCCAATGGAATGGTAAAAATGGATGGATTCCATTTGTTTCTTTAACTAGCTTAAATAAGTTTACTTGGATTACCAATACTTCATCAAAATTTAATTATTATAAATATGGAAAATTAAAAAATAAAAACTATTACTTAAATAGAAAAATAATATCTAATATTAGCGGTAAATATCATTGGTCTGCAGGTAATATTTTACTTTTTAATTGTTTAGACCGGTTATTTTTTATTAAATTCTCGGAGAACATTTTTCAGATAAAAATTTAACATCATTTGAAACATTTAAGATGAATAAATCTTATATTGAAGAAACCGCAAATAGATTAAATTATGGTCGGATATCATGGTAGGGCAATTATACCTACTCGGTTTATTAGTATTAAATAAATATGCTTCTAGTATTTCTAAATTATCTTATTTTCAAATTATTGAGGGTTCAGCTGTATCGAAGCATCATAAGATAAGTCGGATATTGTGATAATGGGACAGAAGATAAGAATAATTTAACTTATAAATTTTATGATGAAATAATGGAATATATTAATCAGAGTTTACAAAATATATTTGGAGCAAAAGATGATTATTCTATTGGTAAAATGTTAAATTGGGAACAAAAAGAAATCATAGAAGAAGATTATGATATTAATAATGATTTATTAGAAGATAATAAAGTTGAAATTACTCATAATAATTTCAAATTATCATTAAAGGTTAATAATATAAATATGACAGCTACAAAAAATGATGCTATTCCAATAGTAAATAGGTATTAAAATATTATGACCACAGCCACATTAATATGTAATTATATTTATCAGACTTTTTTGATTATAAAGGCTACATTTGAAACATTTTTGCCTTTAATTAAAAATATGATTAGTAAATTAACAACATTAGTTACAATGTTTAAAAATCTTAGTTTACAAGGATTTTTAGATACTATTGACGCGGCCGTGGCAAGTTTAGCAAATATAGAAAAATATCTTTGTGATTTTTTAAATAATAAAATTCGGAAAATCTACCTGGTGTGAAAGCTTATTTTTATGTGAAGCTTTCGTTGATGAATTATTAACTGAAGACGGATTAATTTTTAATATTTTACCTTCTAAAGTACGAAAAACTATTATTTCTTCTAAATCGGCCTTTAATGATTATGTTGAATTTAAAAGACAAATCTGTGATTATGGTTTTACTTTTACTTTTGGTCTTTCTTATGTTAGAGCGTTTTTAAATTATTTTTATGTATATTTAAAAAATGCAATAAATGCCTGTGAACACCAAGTTAAAAAGGTTGATCGTTATATTTCTAAAATTTATGCTAAAATTAGAGAATTAGGTTTATTTGATTTATTAAATAGATTATCTAAATTTTTTAATTGCGTATTAACAACTGATGAAGAATGTGCACAAATAGCTACTTCTAAAAATTATTATGAAAATGCTTTATCTATTATGCGTTTACAAGAAGAAAATGGTACATATACTTTTGAAGCTGATTGGTATCAAAAATTAAATGGAAGTTGTAATAGTTTAATACAAAATGGCCGGTAGAATTAAAGATGGATTAAATGCCGTTATCAAATTATTAGAAAATCCTTTAAATGTTAATAATACATCCAATGCATATAATATCAATAATTTTATGAAAAGTATAGGAAGTGCAATAAAAAAAGTTTCAAATGGAGAATCTATCTCTTCATCTATAGCTTCTATCACTATTGTAAAATGGGCAATTAAATCTTGGGATAATATTTCTGATGCTATTAATGGTATTAGAGATGAAGATGGAAATCAAGTATATGATAAAGATGAAGTTTTTTCTAGTATAATAATTGATCCTAAAAATGCATCTATTTCATCTTCGATTGAAGAAGTTAATACTATAATAATAAATGAACCTGATTTAGAAGATGAAGATAATACTTTGACTGGAACAATACAAATCGATGAAAATTATACTCAGGATTCTATTTCTAAACCGATTATTTATAATGGTAATATTGTATGTGCTTTACAAATGGCTACTTTAATGTATCAAGTAGAAAATGGATATACTGATAATATAAGTGCAGAAAATTTATTAATTATACAAAATAAAATATTAGAGGCTAAAGCATTTATGAATAAATTCGGAATACAATCATATTTGATACCTGAATCTCAATTAGTAGAAAGAGGTTAATAATGGCAAATTCATTAATTTCAGGTTCTAATTCTTATCAATTAACAAGTACTAGAATAAATTGTGAAATTTATTTAAATGATAAAAATCCAAATAAAGGAATAAAGATAGAACAAGAA